GGCTTTGGCCTATGGCGTTTTTCTTGTTTCTGCCGGTCTGTTGGATTAAATGGAGGGGTAAAGAGCCAAGGGGACCCGCAATCAGATTGACCGCATTCCAAAAGGCTGAATAAGTGAGCGCGGTGTCTTCGTCAACGTGTTCACCGGATAGCGATTGAGATCCGGCCAAATTCCACAGGCTCGGATTCCAAGCTTTTTCATTTGTAAGCGATAAATTAAAGAGGATTTTTTTGATTTGCCCAAAGATCGTCAAACGCAGCCCACCCATTTTTGAAGGTTGCTATCAGGCTACATTATAGAAAGACGAAATAGGAATTTGCAAGTAAAAAATGCTTTAGAAATCAAATAGTTAGAACTGATATGAAAATTTATGAACTGATATGAAAATTTATGAAATCCTTACGGACTGCCAATATCGCTTTAACGATTCACTCTTTTTAGCTCTTGTTTCATCTGAATCGCGGCGTCCCAGGGAATTCTTATTCCCCAGTTTCGCCAGACTGTTTTTCACCCTTTCTTTACAACTTACTTCTTCTCTGGATGAGCAATAATAGATTGGCTCAAATATAAAGTTATCCGTGCCATATTTTCGCATTGCGCGGTAGAGTGCCATTTCCAAACCACCCCTTGCGTTGTTGATATGCTCTCTTTTTCGCCGTTTAATCGTATGTATAGTTTGGCCAATATAAATTTTCCCATTTATAAGATTCGTTATCTTATAAACAATAAAATTCCCTTCTTTTTCAGGTGTTTTATCTGACATAATCATATGCTATTATTGACTTTTTTGATTAACATGTCAAGCCTTTTTTAATTTACTCGCTATATTTTTAGGAGCTGATAAAATAGAATCTCTTGTAATACGAATGACACCAATTATTTTTTTGGCCTCAAGATGCCCATGCTCAATCCATAAACGAATACACCTATCAGTCACATCAAAATAACTTGCTACCTCATCTACCCGGAATAGGCTTTTCTGTGGCAATAAAGGATCATCAACTATATTCACTTTTTCCTCTATTTTCGCCTCATCTTCAGAGTTTTCCATGTATTTACTCCCTTATCCATTCATTACCGTTCCATTTCTTGCCGTGAAGTCGCTGCATCACGAAGGCGAGCCATAGTTGTTCATAGGTCTCAAATTCTGGATTTTCTCCCTTGAGCCATTCCGTAAATTGTCGATGCAAATATGAAATTGATTCCCCATAGTTTTTATTTATCTGGGGTCTTACCATCTCCTGTAATTGGTCTTGCCTGGGTAGCCATATAATAACTGCGTCTTCTGGTAAATCGACAACATCAACGAAAATATGTATCTCATCACATAGGAGTTCTATTCCAGAATCTTCATACCAACATTGACTGCCAGATATTAATTTAAAAAAATCCCCGTCTGATTTACTTTGCACCCACCTATCTTGAATCTCCAGGCAATTACACATCTTGACGTATTCTTTTGATTGATCCATATTATATCCCCCTATCCCATAGGTCCGACAATAAGCGGGCCGTGTTTGACTCTCAACATAGACGCTCTGGACACCCGAATAAACCCCACATCATTCGTCCCGGTCAAATGTCCATGCTCAAACCATAACCGGGCGCATCGTTCGTCAACTCCCAAAAACTGCGCCGCTTCGTCAACGGAAAAGTATGGCCGGTCTTCAAGGCCAGAGTTGTCCTTTTCAGGTTCCTTCGGTACTGGTATAACATCAAGCAACTTCACGGTTTCGGATGGTCCGGGTGGTCCGGTAGAGTCAAACGCATCTTTTGCTTTCTCAATCGTGTTTTTTGCCCTTTTCTTGTTCTTTGAGCCTCTTGGTCTTGCCATTGGTCCCTCCTTTTAAGATTGGTTTTTTCTACGCAATTATTTTATTAAATAATCTCATCTTATTACATTGCCATCCTGGCAACGATCTCCGAAGTCGACAACCCTTCATAAATTGATTTTCCAGGTCCCCCTCCTCTTAAAATTCCATCTAAGCCCAAAAGTAAGCCTACAATTCCATCTATTTTGCCCTGAGAAGTTGCTTTATTCGGAGATTTACCTCCGCCTGTTGGGTTTATTTTGACAGAAACGTTGTCCGCCATCCATCTCAGAATTTTATTGCCCCCATGATTCAATTTCCTCATAAGTAATAAGGTCTCCAGCCTTTGACATGGCATATTCATTGACACCCAGCCCATACCAACTGCCGCAACCATCGGATCTTTTTCAGTCCCCCCCAACTCCTCATCAAGTTTCCGTGCAAACGTGTATCCCTGGAATCCCCGGTCGATACCGATCCGCTGAATGTTGAACTTTTTGCTATCCTCCACGATATAGGCACGAATCACGTCCTCATCTATCGCGTCGCCCTCTGTAGTAAATAAACATCCCTGTTTTTTCCAGCCCTGATATTGCTCCCTATATTTGTTTTTCGTGTCATAGAGGCGTGCCTCCGGGCACCATGTGCGAATCAGGACATCTATCAAGTCGGGATCATCTTCATCCGGGAATAACTGCACCCAAACTGTTAAGTCGCTTACCGATGATAAATCTATCCCCCCAAATGACATCCGACCTAAACAGGATTCTTCTGTAACTGGTCTGATATTATTTTGATCCCATAATGCCAAATCTAACCATCTATTTTCTTGTTGAGTCCAGATATTTAGGCGTTTCGTTAAGAAGTTGTTTTGAGCAGACGGCATCTGCTTTGCAATTCGGCATTTATCCCGCATGTCCTCAATTTTGGTCATGTATCCCTGTATCGGGTGGCCGTCTTTGTCAATCCCAAATCGTTTACCACTTTCTGTAATTCCGACAATCCCCGGCGCCGCCTTTACCCAAGTGTCTTCATCAGTCCAGTCATCCTCATATTGTTCATTTCCCTGGAGGTCGTCTTTCTTTTCCTTCAGATTCGGCCAATCCTTCTTAGTGTCAAGGGTATAGATAATCCCAAAAAATGAGTCATCCTGGATTGTACCTTTCAAGATTTGGGTTAAATATTCCCGGGTCTCGTAGCAAATCCCGGTTTGGTTAAAACCCGCTGTTGTGATTATCAAAATCATTGGTTGTGACCTTGCACCTATCGAATCGGCCAGAAGATCATGAACCTCTCTTGTCGGGTGAGCGTGTAATTCGTCAAGGCTGGCAAAGTGAGTGTCAAGACCATCAAGAGATTTAGCATCGCTTGACAGCGGTTCACACTTTGAGTTAGTGCCTAAAATAGAAAGGTTGTGTTTAAAATATGTGATATACTTTGCGAAGTCTGATTTTTTTGTAAGATTCTGGATATTGGTCCATACAAGTTTGGCCTGATCTCTGGTAACTGCAGCAGAATATATCTCAGCGCCTTCCTCTCCATCAGCTATAAAGAAATAAGACGCAAGACCTCCAGCGTATGTCGTTTTACTGGCCTTTCGTGCGACCTCTATGTAAGCCTTCCTGAAGCGCCGCGACCTATCTTCTTGATACCACCCCATCAAACACCATGTGATAAAGGTAAAGTGCGGCGATAAAATGAACTCTTTCCCTTGATATTCCTTACCTTTCCATAATTTCAAATAAGAAAAGAATTTTACTGCAAGACCTGCTTTTTCACGATCAAAATATAAACCTCTTTCATTGCGCGTTTTCCATGTCTTATGCTTCTTTGGTTTCTCATCATAGTGACGATTCACCGCCATTTTTACAAATCGACACGAAAGGATCTTCCCAGATCGAACGCCTTTAATATATACATCAACTATTTTTTCTATTGCCTTTATTTCTGATGGGTCCATTTATTTTCTTGTCTGCCTTAAGAACTCATCCGCTGCATCGAGTTGTTTCGGCTTCTCAACCTTCAGGCTGGCCCTGCTCGATGGACTAAGCCCAAGCAACACCGCCGCCTGCATCATACGCTGGTAGGCTTCCCTGGCTACTCTCAAGTATGGATTAAGGCCAGGAGTACCGTCTGTCTTCTTATAGACCATGCCCATCTTCTGAACTTCCTTGGTCGCCTTCCCCCACTGGCTGAACGAATCGCAGTACCCGGCAAACACCGCCATGTCAAGCTCGGTCATTAATCCGACCGATTGCAGGATGTCCCCGCACCGCTTCCACTCCTTTCGCGCTTCCTTGTCTAAGTGATCCGGGATGTCCGGCATACTCTCCGGGGGTTGGGGCTCCTGGTCGCGGGGTTTCTTGTGGGTGTGTTTCGTGCCACCTCGAAGATTTACGATTTTACTGGGAATTGCCTTCCTACCCTTGGCCATGATTTACCTCCTTTAGTTTATGTTACTCTGATTTAAATAGAATGTCAAGTACCCTTCGATTACTGAATGGTATTCGGAAGATTAATGGGAATTATTTTAACTTATTTGTGCTTATCGTGTCGATTTCTCTTGACTTCAAATATCACATATGTTAGGGTTTTTATTATGAAAATAGCAATTACAGGTTCACGGAAATTTACAGATTACAACCGCTTTTGCCAAGTGTTAGACAGTTTAGCGCCCACGGAATTTGTATCGGGAGGCGCTAAAGGTGCTGACACCCTGGCTGAACGATATGCAGATGAACATAACTTACCCAAAAAGATATTCCTTCCAAAATTCAAAACCGACAAAGCTACCCCCTACCATCCCCGGTGGTACCATATCAGGAACCGCTCCATTGTGGATTATTCGGATATAGTGGTGGCCTTCTGGGATGGTGTTAGCGGGGGGACAAAAAATACCATCGATTATGCCAATAAGGTAAATAAGCGCATCCTGATTATTCACTTTTAGCCTCCCAGCCTTCCACAGTATCGGCCTTCCATTCGTTTAACTTTGGTGACTGGGGTTTTCCATACTTTTCAGGGTTCATCTTCTCCAGTAACCATTTAGCTCCAGATGCCCCGCCTTCCGCCGATAATCGCTGCAAGGCAATTACCTCAGCATGTGCTAAACTTGAACGGATCCCTTCAAACAAATCTTGATAAATATCCTTGTTGTTTGCTTCATAGGAAACCGCTGCTTTTTCCTGCCATTCAATAGCCTTTCTCTCGGTAATACCGCACGCCGCCGATGCAAGGATAAAATCAGCACCTACGCGCATGTACCCTGTGATTTGGTCAATGATATCACTGTTTGGGTCTTCATCGCTGTATTTTTCCATGTACCCCCCTGTGGCAATTATCGCATAACGTTTGGCCGTTGCTGACATCCAGGGCCAATACGCTATTCTCGGCATAAGGTATTAAGTGATGAACGCATAGGCCTTCCGTTATGTTACAAAAAACGCATCTTGATTTATCCCGCTCCAGAACAGCTTTTAGGAAACGCTTATACTCTGGGCTTCTCCTAACATCTTCAGGTAATGATTTTTCATACTGATCCTCAAGTAGGTTTATGGTAAAATCCTTTGTGTCCACCTTTTCTATACCCGCAATTTCCAATTTATCGCCTTCTGTCTTATAATAAGTGAATGGAATGCCCATTTTCTTAGCCAGCGCCATTTCATTGACTGTGCCCTGGCTAATTCCATCATGTAGAAAGATTGCATATTCGCTGTCTTCAAGGACAGCTACAGACCGCCAATGGAATTGACCTTTTAAGCGATGGTGCTGTAAGTGGTGGAGCTTCAGGGCCAGGCCGTTACCCTTTGATAGCCGCCGGACATAATCACATACGCCGCCAGGTTCACCGTGTGTGACAACCGTGTCTGGGGTGTGTTTTTCAAATTCCGCCAAAATAACAGTCTTGCATTGCTGGAGAGTGAGAGACCTTGACCCATGAAAAGATATGCGGGTGTGCCTTGTGATGTGAACCACTGGGATACCACGACTCTCTGCCCTCACAACTTCGCCCTTAATCCCTTTTGATGCTTCCCACCCGTCGAGACATAAAATACGTAACTCATCACACGCATCCACCATCTTTATTCCATGTGATAGCCAGTAGCCTTCTTTAGTTTTTCTGGTTTTGAAATGCTCTGAATACAAAAGCGGGGAATAAAACGGGATACCCTTATTGAATAATCGTTCACTGTACTCTATGGCCTTCCGTCTCCGGTAATTCCTGATAGATTCATCGTTATCCCAGAATGGCGCCGCTATATAAATCACGTTTGGATCCTTTCAGTGTCCGATTGGGTTCCGTCCCAGGGTTGGCCCCAGGTTGGTTCGGTTTCCATTTATGGTTGCCTCTTTGACTTTCTTCGTTATGACTTTGACCATTTTGTTCTAATTCTCCGTTTTAGGGTTTTTCCCAAAAAGTCGGGTATACGTTTGCCCCTAACCACGCGGTTGGCTAACGGTTCGGTTTTACCATTTTACCCTACCCCAGTTAGCCTGAACCTACACCAAACAATGGCAGTTGACCTAATTCGTTATTGTTTGACTTCCAACCATTACATTGCCTACAAGCGCACTGAACGTTGGAATATAAATGTGGCCCTTGTATCGCTATACTTCGCAAATAGCTCTCGCTTGAATCTCTTGAGTGCTTCGTACTCTTTTCAATTCAATCACAAAGTCGATAAATCTTTTAGTGTCCTCAAAACAGCACTTTTTACAGACCGTCCGTCCGTCTTCCAACTGCCATCCATCTGGTGGTCCGTCATCATAACCAATTGGCGTTCCGCAATCTGCACAAGTTTGAATGTCAACAATATCGGCAAGGTTAATTTTTATCATTCTCCCCTCCTCACATCTTCAGTCCATCTTTGATTAATTGCAGGGCTTGGGGTTCTTCTCTGTCTGTTCCCTATCCAAACATCCTTAACTGATCTCCTTTTCCAGATTGTGTTTATGAAGATACTTACTACATATCTGATGTATATTTTGTCGTGAACATCCAAAGTCTTTAGAAATTTCGGCATATGTAGAGCCAGAGCGCCTCATGTCTAAGATTTGTCGATGTTTCTTTATTAATTCACATTCCCTAATAATTTTATTTAAAACATTTTTGATATATTTTCTCTTCACTTTATTGCTGTTGTGAGATCCATGCTGTCCTCTACGATATATTCCAGCATTGTGTTCACATTGTAATTTAGCATATTGCTCTGAACGGCATGATTGGCACCATCTAACATTACGCTCCATTTTTTTTAGGATAAAAACCTTTCCACACGATTCACACTTTTTTGTTTTTTCTGGCAATGGCAACAAGTCGCCATTTTTAGCCATACGACCGCGCTTAAATCTTTGATAATGCAGGTTACAATATCCTAAAGTTTTGTTTGGCCAAATAGGATTTTTACAACCTATTATTTTGCATTCTGTATTATCAAATCCGTACATTGTTTCTCCCCTCCTCACATCTTCAGTCCATCTTTGATTAATTGCAGGGCTTGGGGGTTACTGAATCCTGCTTTCACCAGCTCGCTGTATTGCGCCCACTTCAACTGTGCGCTAACCTTCGCCATTTCCTTCATTGGCTCCAATACCTTTTTCAGATCCTCAACCCCTTTCTTCATATCCTCTGGGGTCTTCTTTTCATTATGATCGAACTTGATTGTGAATGGCCGGTCTGTCATGTGTTCTCCTTTCCTATCTCGATTAATCGTTCATTATCCTTAGGCCAATAATATATAGGCAATCCAAATCCCGCCGCCGCCTCCATTTCCTTTACCGCACCAGGGCTTTTATTCCATCCCGGTATTAAAACAACCATATCAGCAGCCCGGCGCATTAGCTCAATGTCGCCTTTGATCCAAAACTCGTAATCTTGAGCGAACATATTGGCTGAATTACTATGTGGAACAAATGGCATAAATCCCATTATTGCAAGTTCCTGGCCTATTTTACAAGCCACCCTTATATTCATAAACTCTCTCTTAACCGTGCTCGCCGTGTATGGTCCCGCTACGTAGGCTATTTTCATTTTACAATCTCCCCATCGGCGGATAATTGTCTTTTATTGTCTTCATGTCACCCTTGAAAAACACTAATATTTTCTGTTCACGTTTCGGGAACTTCCTATAATCAAGTGTGCGTTTTGCGTGTGCTAATCTTGTAAACTCACATTCAAGATAAACAATTTTATTATATATATGCAATCCCTGTTCTTTAAAAAACAGCTCATGTTCTGCCTCACATCCATAATATGCTCCGGTTTTGTCTCGACTGTCACCTGTCATAATAACAAAAAAGCAGTTATCGTTTAGTTTAGATATTGCTCTTTTGTATCCTTTAAATAACGTGTCCCTGAACTCATCATATGTCGGTATGTTGTTTAATTCACCTTCAGGTATAATGTTTTCGTAATCAACGTATTTTTCAACTTTATAGTAGGGTGGGCAAGAAAAACATAAATCAAACATACCGTCTGGCTCATACGTTGAGCTATCACTCTTTATCCAATTTGCACTATGAAGGTCTTGACATATCGCGTTATTAGCATCACACTGATTTTGTCTGATCTCGCTTGCAATATAGTCAAACTTATAGCTACCAGTAACAAACCCGAACTGTACGCCCCCACCAAATGGATTATATACACGCTTGCCACCTACTGGCATAAAAAAACGCAATATAACCTCACAAGCCACCGGATCAAGTACCGATGCGTTACCGTTAAACGACTTGCCTTTTTTCGTTTTCACTTTTCCGTTCTCTATGACTCTTTTAGTGAGAACTACATTGGAATACCCATTACTCCCCTGCCAGCATCCATCACGGGACGCAAACTTTGGATTTGGTATGTTGTGCTTTTCGCCAGCAGCCTCGATTTTTGCGTTCCATTCCTTTTTCATCTTGAGCCAATCTGAGCGAGTGGTCGTCCATGCGTTTGTCATGGTTGCATGTGCAAGGCGTTTCATCCTTACATCTTCTAATTTGCCATAAACCATATACTCGAACCCACTTAATTTTAGATATGTCTTGAACCCAATGGCTTCAAAGACTTTGGGACATTCAAGGTCATGTTTTGTGCTTACAGTCATTATCATAGGGTAGCCGAAAGTGTTTTGATCAATTATTTTGTTGACCATTTGGCTATAAATATCCTTGTCTTTCCTGTCCAGTTCCATAGCTGACTGTAAAAGGCAAAATTCTTTGGCCTCATGGTTGACCTGGAATGTGAAAAACCCGCTGAACTCATCGTTGATTTTCAGTATAATAGCTGAATGGATTTGCATATTTTTTCTTGCTGCCCTGTATGCAACCTTGTCTCTGATTGCTAAACCGGCTACAAGTTCTTCATACCCTGATCCTATGACGCTTTTGGCGTATTCAAATTCAATTTTATTTGTAAACATATCAATCTGTGCCCTGGAAGATGGGTCGTATTTAATTTTAAACATATCCCCCTGTTTCTTATTCATTTTGTACCCTCCAATCCAAATGTTTTTAAAATCAACTCCACATTGATCTGAACACGTATTACATGGCCCTAAATATGCCGAATGTGTTGAAATGCTTACAGTTGACCCTCCGCCAAGGTTTTTGTGTTTACACGTTATTATATCACCTGAAACAACACGATGATCAGACTTTGGGATTCTAAGCGGGTTGTTGATAATGTCTGTATTCTCAAATATATTATCCTGAATGTGTTTTAATTCACGGCCTTTATCTGTATTCCCAAATTTTGCAGAAACCACTCTCAATACAGAATTTACGCCTAATTCCTTAAGCCATTTAAACGTACTTACTCTATACTCTATTTCATCTTCAGTGTCTATAGGACTCGTTGAGGTATTAACCACTGCACCGCTTTTCCTGAGTGCTTTAGCGTGATTATCAGACATGGGGATCCAATGTTTGGTAACAACCACCGGGATCTTAAACTTTCCCAACCATTCACAAATCTTAATAGTGTAATCCCAATCATACGAAGGATCTCCCATCGTTCCTATTCTGAACCACGGCGACTTATGACGTATAACAACCCTTTCAATGTTTTCCCAACTGTATTCACTTCGTACAATAGATTTAGAAAAATCCATTCCATATAAGAATGCCATCTTCGAAGCGTAGCATAACCCGTAACACCCGCCATTGGGGTATTTTTTCATTCCCAAACTACACCCCTTTACCGTGTCAACATCCAAAACGCCTTTACGGTTTGTGGTGGCTGTTAGAACTGGTAGGTATTGCCGCATCAATCCGCTTTCCCATCCTTCAGAAACGGTTTCCCGAACTCATGTCCGCAGGCTTGGCAAATATAAATCTCCATCTTAATCAACTGGTCTTTCCCGGTTGGGTTCTTTGGCGATAACGCCGGGAAGGTTCTAAGTCGGTAAGCCATATTAAATAATTCTCCGCGCCCACACGCCTTACACTTCGTTTCCAGGGTATCCGCTTCATTAAGATTGACTTGTTGTGGTTGTCCTCTGCCTTGCATAATTGCCTCCTTTCTGCGTTGTTCAAAAGTTCCTCTATTCTTTGCCTCTCCCATTTTATTCTCCTTTCGTTTTATTGCGTTTTCTTCCATTGTCCAGTAGGAAGCAAGGTATGATATTTGATGCGTTCTTTTTCGACAATTACAGCAAGGCTTAGGGCATCAAGTGCCTCTGTATAGGTAAGGACTCCATCCGTAGACTCTTCATTTTCTTGTAGGAATGTATCCAAAAACTCAATCGCTTTTGATCTGCGAGTAACCCTTATTTGTCTTTCTTCATTATCCATTTTTATAGGGCTCCTTTCCTTCGAGGGAAATATTGGTAGTGGCCGTCTCCGTTTCCATTTTGATGGTTACGGTTTGCTGCTGACTTCCAACCGGTTGTTCAGCCTTTCTTTTGAAATATTGGCAGTGACCATCTCGATTGATATCCCGACATCGAGCAGGTAATATGTCTCCCGTCACAAAGTCTCTTTTCATAAGAGTCTCACCGCATCTCGGCGGATAAAGGTCTGACCCTGATTTATGAATGCAATCACAACAGTATGTCAAATGCCTATCTCTATCAACCAGGTTATCAAGTCCTTTCCAGTAGGCATCAGCATCCTCTCTGAAAGTTTTCAGACCGGCCTTTTTAGATATCCCTCTTATCTGGCCTTCGTAGTGCTTGCAAACATTATCAATTATATCGCCATGCTCTTCCCATTTCACCCACTGGCCTTGAGGATCTTCATAAACCGTATATGGTTGATTTTTCAATTCTATTCCTTGTGATGCCGCACATCCGTGGATACTATATCGTTTCATCTACCGAACCTCCCTCCTTTGTGAATGGCCTCGTGACAGGCTACGCAAAGACTTTGATGGTTGCTTGGATCGTTATTGAGCTCATCACCATCGATATGATGTACCAAAACGGCAGGCACGATTCTGGGGAAATGTTCGGTCGCCATCCCATTATCTTCAAATTGTGGCCCATATATTACGGAAACAAACCCCTTCAAACATCGTTCACACAAGGGATCTCGCGCGAGTTTCGCGGCCCGTATCCTTCTCCAAACCGTACTGTGTATAAACTGCCTGCCTGGTTCCTGATCCCTGGCCTTATCATACCGCCTAATCTGTTTCTTGACATAAGGTTCACACTCTGAACAGTGGCGCTCATTGCCTGTTAGCAGATTCGGGCACGAACCCCGGCGCGAACCATACCCAGGGCAGGGGCGTTTCGGCTTCATAGGCATTAGAGCACCATGCAGAGGATGATTACACCCGTCAATGCCAGGAATAGAATCGCCGATTTGCCTGCTTCAGTTAATATGTTCATGTTTCTCCTTTCTGCAATTCTGCCAGGATCTTCTTTAACAATTTGTTGGTTGTGGATATCCTGTGATCAATACAAAGTACCGTGATAAAGAATATCACCATAACTATCGGCAATATTACACCCGCTATTGCTGCTATTTCCATGTTGTTTCTCCTTTCGTGGTTGGTGGTTTTGTTTTACCTTGCCATGCCGTGCCTTGCCGTGCCTTGCCTCACCGGACCCTGCCGGACCCTACCCCACCGGATCAGCCATGCCACACCTTGCCAGACCATGCCGCACCCCGCGCCACCGTACCCCGCCATATCGGCCTTGCCACACCTTACCTAACCTTGCCCTACCTCACCATGCCTCACCAAACCGGGCCTGACCCGACCCCGCCTCATCAGCCACGTCTATTCATTAACGGCATTCTTATATTCCACATCAGCAACAAGCTTGACCTTCTTCTTTTTCTTGGCCGTCACAACTGCCTGGACTTCATCAATCGCCTTGAAAACAGGCTTTAGCTCTGAATATTCTCGATGTCTTTTCTTCCATCCGGCAAGTTCATTCAACGCCTTATCAATAACCTGTTCTCTATAATCAGCCGAATTGACAACCGCACTTAATGAGATATATCCCCGGTCTTTTGACGCTTCAACAACCTGGATGTTGTGAAACATCTTGATCGTTTTATTTTCCTTGTTTCCGTTGTCAATGATTTCGACCTCAATATGGTTCATGAGTTGCCGGGCTTGATGCATTCGATATTTTGCCCCCGCTTCAGAATTATCCCACTCAAAATAATCGTGTATGACAGATCTTTTCTTTTTGGCCTTATCCACGACTATGGAGGGAGTTAAAACACCCTCTTTTTTTTCAATCTCGGATAAACATTCACCGTATGCCTGGACCTTTTTTTCGCTGAATGGCGCACCTGGAGCCGCCACATAAATCGTTGTTATTTCCATATTGTCCCCCTTGTTTAGTTGGTTTATATTGCCTTACCTCGCCATGCCGTACCCCGCCGCGCCGCACAGCGCCCCGCCTCATCAGCCTTGCCCAACCAAACCTCACCGCACCGCACCTCGCCTTACCAAACCCCGCACCGCCTTGCCTCACCAGATCAGCCTCACCTTACCAAACCTTACCCCGCCATATCCTGCCACACCGCGCCTCACCTCTTCAGCCGTGCCTTGCCCAACCAAACCGGACCTGACCCCGCCTCGCCTGACCCTGCCTCGCCATATCAGCCCTACCGCACCGCGCCCCACCTCACCAAACCAAACCTCACCTCGCCGCACCCCGCCATACCTCGCCCCGCCTTACCACGCCAAACCCCACCTTGCCCCACCGTGCCGGGCCTCACCCAACCCCGTCTCAAAAAAGGGGCCAGCTCTCACCAACCCCTCTTCAATTACCTTCTCAACATAAACATACCGTTCGACCCGCCCTTCTCGGGCCGCCATTCGGCAACACCAACCGCAAATCCAGACGTGTCGATCAAATTGCAAACCTGTTCAGGGGTCAATGCCCTGGGGTTACATTCAACCATCAAATCCGCACTCCAATCTCGCAATTCACCCCTAAAACGCAAATCCACAACCCCGCCCCTTGCCAGCCTAACCGTATCCTGGCGAATTATGATCTTATCATATTTGATTTCAACCATGCCGCCGGCATCTTCCTTGACAAAGAAAGCCCCCTTTGCTAACGTCATAGGTATTCCATCAACATTCCTGCAGGCGGAGACAGCCGCTTTCTTGAATCCGCTTGCAGGAAATCCCAAAGGAATATCCTTAAAGTATTTTTTCACGTCATCCCCAACCTGAACGTCATCAGAATGGAGCTTGTCAATCAAACCCTCACGGCTGGCACCGTTCATGAAATAAAGGGACTGAACAAAGTCGGCAATCGGATCTTTGGCCGCCTTCCCCTTGTTCGCCTTACCCTTCTGTTTATCAAGGATTTCGCCTTTCACTTTGTCGCTGAACATATGAACAATCATCGGGGATGTCCCCACGATAGGAACTTTTATTATTTTCCTTTCCATTTCAGGAACTTCAATACCCAATACATTGTCTTTCACTTTTGCTTTTGCCATGTCTTTTTCTCCCCTTCTCTTGAAAGATTTACGCCGGAACCGCAATCAACAATATTCCAATAATCAATAATACCTTTTTCATGTTGCCTCCCTTGTGTTTTGCTCTTTATTGAGCCGATCCATTTCTCCTAAAAACGCTATATTCCACGCCGTCACCCATTCTTCTCTTGATATCCCTGGCACTGCACCTTCTTTTTCATTAGCGAATCGTTCTGCAAATGGGATTAGTGCATTCCGTGCTTCTTCATAGCTATTTTTCAATTCACTCATCAGGCATCCCTCCAGTACAGATTATAGGATCAAGAAACATCCCATTAGAACAAAATTGGTGGTAAATCTGATAATCGTCCTGCTTAGTATCCCGCAGGCCCTTATCATTCTCGTTATAGGCCTCTGCCTTGCTAAAATTGATGCACTCAGGGACGCACCTCTTATTGATTAGAGGACAGAACCACGTTGGCCCTTTTTCATTAATCGCCTTGACTTTGGCTTCAGCTTCCTTTTTCGTCATATCCTCTTCCTCCACGCCCGCCAGGTCTCAGGCAGGTCTATCAGCAGGCCCCAACCAAGCCCCACCACAAACGCCGCTACTGCTACGCAACACCAGATTGCCCACGTTGGTGTTTCCATTAGCTCATTCATCTGACATTCCTTCTCCCCCAATATCGGGAATAGTTTGTGCTGTGTGTAAATAGCAATAAGCGTCTGTATGGTCGTTACATCCCGGCCAATTGTACTTGACTTCAGCTTGCCATCTGGCCGTTACAGCATCTTTTTTTCTTTGAAATAGCCGAGATGTTTCTGTTTATCAACTGCCATTATCATAGCAACCCATTTCTCATTCTGTTTATGCCAGGAAACCCCAGTCACTCCGCTCTTATTGTTCCGATGTCTTCCACAATTCCTCAAATTGCATTGATGTGACACATGGCGAAGATTAGACCATTTGTCATCGCCTTCAACTCTATTGATATGATCAACGTCATGCTCTGGGAAGTAACTCTCCATGTAAAGCCATGCTAAGCGGGAGGCACGATAAACTTTATAATCAATCCCGATTTGCCGGTAACCACGATTGTTTAGACTCCCAGCTACATCTCCCGTTTCACATCCATGTCCTGAAACCTTCCAAATAAAAATACCTGTATCTGGGTTATAATCCAGAAGCTCTTTGAGTCTTTCTTGTGTTAAGTTTTCCATAACTTCACCCCCAAAAGAAAAAGGCCCCAACCGGCTGTCATGAGAAAAACTTTCGTCTTCTTCACCGGAAGGGGCCTGCAAAATCTTAGGTTAGCTTTTCTCATGACATTATCTTTGTACATTTTCCTTTTTGGTTTGTCAAGCACTTTTCCTTACCTCCCACCCTTCCTCATCCATCGACTGCCAGACCTTCATCATTTCCTTTACCTGCTCCTTCAACGCTATGATCTCATCCCGCAGCTTTTCCTTCTTTGTCAGTTTAGATTTCATAAATCCTCTTTTAATTTTACTGTAAGTAACACTGTAAGTTTTCAATAGTCTAAAAATATATATACATATATATAAAAGAAAATTTCGATCATACATCAAGGGATATTATCACTGTAAGTTTAACCATAATCATCACATAATCCGTGGACACTTAACCTTGTAGCATTCCGTGTCTTGACATTTTACGTGCCATTCACAGGCCGCCGGGTGAATCATTCGTGGCTGGCCATTGTACGGACACCGGATCGGGTTGTAATTTTTCTTCTTATTGACAAATTCTACAATCAAATCATTTACAATTTTTTGAGCAACTGGCTGGAACAGTGGCGGTTTTATTTTCTTGTCCTTGTCCCGTGGAATTGCTGGCTGGTTTGTGAATTTTTTAAGTTTCATATGTCCGCCTTGGCTATCACCATTTTTTGTTCTAAATACTGTATGAATTTTTCTTTTTGTTCTCTTGTTATGTCCTTAACTGTCTTAACTTTATACGGTTTTAATAATCTTTTCCAATCAGGTTTTATGATTTTTAATTCTTTTTTCAATGCTATCATTTTTGTGAGCAAATCTTTATCTTCCACTTGTCTACCGAGTATTAATCCTGCTTTTTCAAGATGATCAAACCTGAAAGTCAAAAAGCTCTGATTGCTTCTTTTATTTAAACCTCTAACCACAGAAGGGCATTTTATTACAAGGCGATGTAAAAGACCAACTGTATTAAATGCAATCCAATCGAGTATTTCACCATTCTTATCATCATAATATCCATACACGAAAATACCTGCATTCAACTTGAATAGTTCACTCTTTATATTTGTTGCATGATTCCATTCGGTAATCGTTACATCTTGGTATTTCATAAATTTTTCACGCCTAAAACGTTCCTGTATTATAAATTCTATATCAGCCTTGAACCACTTGACTCTTACTTTAACTATTCTATCAATTGCCATTTCTCCATCAAGTATTTTTTCTTTGTTTCCCATCGAAAGACTTGTTGATTTAAATGTCAACTGATCCTTATCAACATTAAACAACATTGGATATATTTGAGACTGTGACGCAGTATGAGCTAAGTCTGAAAATAATTGATTTTTATTACTGTATGGGGTCATTTCTCACCGCCTCTATGTGAGATACGCTTTCCCATCTCTCAATAATATCAGCACAAAAAGAAGTTGAAATCTCACCACCAATGCAAGCCAGGTCCATCTTTTCACACGCCAATAACGTTTGGCCACTACCAAGAAAAGGGTCAATAATCGTATCATTTTCCTCTGTGAATTTATCAAAAAGCAATCCCAAAAATTCAAAAGGTTTTCGTCCCTTGTGTGAGGTTTCTTGTGTTTCAGATGTTTTAATGGCACATGAAATAACATCTTGAGAATTGCGATACACCGATTTATCAGAAAACAAAGCAGTGTATATCCAATTTCCAAAACCTACGGCCCCCCGTGTCATACCGTTTGTAATTACACCGGCTATGCTCCACACATACGGCATATTTGTAACCATCATGAAATCCTTTATTGAAACAATACCTGGCGTTACTGCAACCACTTCAGCATATTCCGACAAATAGTCATGGCTCCAATTGAAATTATTATCCCATTTCGCAGCTTTTGCATTATATGGAGGGTCTGCGAATGCGAATGCGCATTTACTTAACTGGCTTGTGAATGGATCTTGTGACGTGTCCCCACAGTATAACCTATGCCTCCCCAAATTCCACCATTCTCCCTCTTTAGGGTTTTTCTTGGTTGTCTTGTGTAACTTTCCATCTATTCCTGAAACAACCTCAATTATTCGGTTTTTTTCTTGCTTCGATTCCTCCTTCTTCTTTTTCTTGGCTACCTTATAAAGCCCTGAACTTGTCAATTCTTTCTTCTTTCCTTTTGTCTCCACAATATATGCCTCAAAAGTCTCTTCCGGGATAGAAGCTATCTCTTGCCAGCGTGAAGATTGCGATTTTGTTATACCAAGGTCTGAGAGTTTGGGGGGCTCTTTAAAACTGGTAACATCGTGCGACCGGTTTTTGACTGGCCTACCGCCTTCATGTTTCGCTTGTTCTGGTATAATCTCCCCGGCCCTACGCTCCGCCCGAATCTTTATCTCCGCACACTGGTTTTGCATCTCAAGGGACTCGCCAGCCTGCTTTGCGTACATTCGCAATGCCTCGGCCTTATCTCTAATCTCTTTCACTTCGTCAATGTTTGTAGCCAACACCAATTCATTTCGTGCTTTATTGAAATGTACCAAATTCATTTCCATATTTTATCTCCTTTTGCAACCGATCCACATTAAATCCACTAATACCCAACAATTTTTTCTGAAATTCATCTAAATCTCAAGTTGCTTCCCCCTAAATCCCACATAACTATTTAATCCTGTTTACGAATCCCGCCTTTTTCCGCTTGCAACTTGCAACGCAACTTTTTTACATTGACATACCCTCAAAAAAAGTCCTAAAAAGTGGAGCGTGCCAAATATCGAATATTAATAAATCTGGGCGGTATCTATACATTTTTGAGTCCGGTTGCATACAAAATCGGGAAAAAGCACGTAACTAATTGATTGTATAATGTTTTCACGGAAAATCTCCAAAGCAACTTGAAAATTGTGGCTGAACCAAATCATGACAATTACAAATCATTGAAAAAATCCGGACGCTCTTTTTGAATGTACGAGACGAACCGAATCAACCGCACAGTTGGCGAATATCCTCGCGCAGTGTCTATCAGGTGCAACTTGACGAGTGGTTGAAGGTCCCGAAAGATAGTGGTTCGCTCCACGTCAAACTTCTCAATAAACTGCCGCTGAGTGATTTTTATTTTCCCGCCGGCGGGTATTTTTGAGAGCTCTTCGAGCATATCTTTTATCCTCTGAGCCCTATCCGGATTCAACTCACAATGTTTCTTAATCCCATCCTCAACTTCCGCTAAATCCTGCACGCCATGGGTTTCCTGATACCGCTGGGAGTACACATCCAACCGGCAATTGTCCGCAGAGTAAATGTCTTGTAGGAAATCAGCCACATACTCAATATGCTGGGCGCTCACTGTAATCGTCTGGAAATTATCGTCACTCGCCAGATCCAGCACCGCAAACGCAGTTACCAAACGGCAGAATGTTTTCCGAAAATCCTCGGGATACACGATCGGCAGGTCCACACCCTGCCCAAACTTCGAAGCCAAATCAAGGGCTGCGTATCTGATTTTATCACCCACATCGTCAGAGATATAAATCTGCTCAGGCTTTAAATTCCACGCATAATGAATCAGGCTCCGGAAATTCTTGCGGCTCACAACTTTAGGACCCTCCGATTTTTGTGGCGCATAGATTTTCATTTTATCCTCAATGTCATATCCTGCCACAAACATAGCCAAGTCAATCCGACGGATCATCATTTGTGGAAAAATATCACTAAGCGCCTGGCAACCGTACAAGAACGAATCCATGGATCTCTGGTTAGCATATCGATCCTCGGCCCGGGGATTACAAGAGAACAAACATCGGGTCATACTTTCGAACGTTCGGCTTTCCACCCGGGCGATTTTCAAGATTCCCGTATCCAATGCCTCAGCCATGGTTTTCAACTCGAATTCCTTTAAGTCCTGGGCCTCGTCAATGATCAATGCCTGCCTGGACATTTTAAGCAACGCTCCTGCCTTAATCCTCCATCCACGCCGTTCATCATACTGCATAGCGTATGTAATCCCTGTCCGGGAACTTGTCATGCCACTTACTCGCGTTCCTACACCTGCATACCCAAAGAGCGAATCACAAGTTTGCGATTTTCCTGTACCCGTATCCCCTATTATAATTGATGAAATCCACCCACGAATTCGGCCGTCCCCCGGGAAATCAATCCACTGTGGCGATACCATAGTCAATAAGGTTCCCAAGTGAATATCCTCACGCTCATAAATCCGGGTCACGTTCTGGGACAGGTCCTGGATCATCTCGATCGGAGAAAGGGCTTGGAGTTCAGTTAAATGGTCTCGACAATTATTGAGATCAAATGCCTGCCAATCCTCTTCCTGCGGTTCGATTTGATCAATCAACATCGTGGGCCGTTGATTTCGTGGGTGAGAGTGAATAAACCCAGTCGCCTGGTACTGGCCAATTGGCACCATGGCCCCGCCCATGACATACACGGGTTTCTCAACAAGCTCGTTCTTCTCGGACGGTATACCGCCCTCTAATACCTGGTGAGCGTATACCTCTCGGAGTGTAGCCCTATTCTCATCCTGCACACAAACTGCCGGCCGCTGGCCTTTATCACACACGTAATCACGCAGGGCACCCTTCATTTGAGCGTCGGTCGCCGCTACACTCGATAATTGAATCCGGCCGCCCGTAGAAATTTGAATCGGCTCATCACACACCCAATCCCAATCCTCGCGCCCATGGCAGTTTGACTGTTCCTGGCGGATACAGAACGTCACCTCCACCTCAGTAGGTGCATGGTACGCCTCGGAATTCTCCCCGAACACGTACAACGGGACGCTCACGCGCTTGCCGACATATTTATCATTATCAATCTGGTCGAACGATCCGAGCTGGATAGCTTCCGGTAGGACAGTTGTGGGAATTTTGTACTGGTAAGAGTTTGTACTCTTGATTAAATCAAGAACCTGCTGGCCCGTCCCCCCGGCCTTTGTAATAAAATCGGTGAAATCCTTCTGGTTCTTATCAGTATCTTTTTCAAACAGCCATATCACTTTGAGCGATAACACGTCCCCGGCAAGTACCGCCTTCTTAAATGTCGGCAGCACAATATTCTTCATGGCCTTCCGGCCTTCTTGATCGCAGTCCCACACGAAAACTACGTGGTGGCCATGGAAATGTGAGACCCACTCCCGCAGGAAAGCGTTTGTCCCGTTAGTTGGAGATACCGCTGTCAGTCCGGTCTCCTGCTCACATAACTGGCTATCGAATTCCCCTTCGGAACATAGTATGGTTGACCCGGGATCAGCATCCACGAGCCTATCAAGGCCCCACAACCGGGCCATACCATACCCCGAATGGTTAAAAGTTTTCGGCTTCTTTTTGGAATTGTGATACCGGATGTTTACGAGATTCTTATTCTCGTCTCGCACAGGAAAAGTATTACGCTCTTTTTTGAGATCCCAACCGACTTCGTATTTTAAAATAGATTCGTCAGACAACCCTCGCTTAGTGTTTAAATATTTCCGGACCTCCTCCGTGATACTGGCTTGGAATTTTGCCACGTTCTCTTCTTTCGGCGGCGGATATGATTTGAGCCGGACTCCTGTTTTTTTTGCGTAGTGATAGAGAACAAATTTGAAATCACCTGTGGAACCGGGGAGGAA